TTTATCTTTCTCCGCCATTGTTTTACCTCTCAAATTAAGAATTCTGATTGCTCCGCAACACGCTGCAATCCCCAGACTCAGACTATTCTTAATCTATCTTTCCCTGCATTTTGCGAATCTTTGCAATGAATTCCTCTTTCGTTTTAATCCCTATGGCCTCCGCCATTTTTCGAGCCAGCAGGCCAACGTCAACGGATATTCCCATAGGCGCTGATTTGCCTTCGTCCTCCGGCTTTTCCTTTTCCCTCTCCGCCATATCGATTACGGCGGTCAATGCGTCACGTGCATCCTTTAACAGCTTCAAGTTCTTGGTCGATATAACACGGCCTTCTTTCAGTGCGGCGAATGCTTCCTGCAATTCTTTCACCTCTTTAGCAAGCGCATCGTTGGCACGTCTATCATCTTGTCCTCTATGAATTTCGGCGATATGATTTTTATTTGATTCCAATAATCGCCCAATAAGATTTTCGCGCGATTCATTGATTACATTTTCGATATAGTCCGCCCGCTTCTTGTGCTCTTCCACCCACTTCTTTGCCTTGTCCATAGTCCAGCCCTTGGACTTGTCGAAGATATATTTCTGCACCACCGTCGGACCCGCCGGGTCTGACTTCAGCTTGCCGATTACCGCCCGTATCCCCTCATCTTTCGAGATGTCAATCGTCCTGAAGGAATCATTCACGAAATCACCTTTATCCCTTACGGGGATATGAATCTTATCCTCAGTCTCCTCCGGCTTCAGAACTGTTTCATCGGGCATGTCCTTGAACTCCGGCGGCTCCTTATCATATTCCTTGTAATGTCCCACGAGGTGGTTATAGACGCCCTTCTTATCTCCTGCCGGGATAGCGACTCCGCCCCTTGCTCCGAGAAGCGCACCCATAGCGGCCGCTACGCCTCTCCAGACGGACTTATGCGTACCCGCTCTGTGGTGCGGGAGCTTATATGAGGACTTGATGTCCGGCTTATCGCTATCATACCAGGCGCACATCAGCTTCAAGTCGTCAGTATCGGCGTCGTGAACCTCCTGGCCGGCATCCCATTCCGCGTCCTCATCTTCCTTGCCGAGATTCTTGTAGGGAATCGCCGCCTTCGCCTCCGGCTTCTCATTGCTCCCCTTCAGCGGCGCCCCGCACCCCGGGCACTTATGGTCTTGGCAGGGGTCTCCCGCCTTCTTATCTTCCCAGTATCCGCACTTCTCGCAGACGCAGTATTTGAAGGTTGCCGTCTTTATAGCGGCATTCGCTTCTTTCAATAGTTTCTTTTCTGCTTCGTCTGAAATGACCGTATGCGCATCGCCGACAATTTCTTTGTCCGGCTCTATTTTCGGCTGAATACTATCAAGGCCGAACGCCTTAATAAGCATCGGAGATTTTATCTTCCCCTGATTGTAGGCATTCGTCAGCGCCGTGGGGTTCGCCGGCACGGGGACCGCGGAATATTCAAGCAGCTCCCATTCGCTTATATCATAACCCTCGAATGTTTCATCCGATTCGTCGTCCTCCGCTTTGCCCTTCTTGAAGCGCGGCTCGAACTTCTCGGGAATAAACCCGACGCTCCAGGCGTGAAGGAAGCCGTCTCTGTACAGATTGAATATCTCCGTCGCCTCCGGCGTATTCGCGAACTTCGGCTTTGCGACTATCTTTCCGGAACTTACCTTCTGCCACAGCGATTTTGCTATCGGCTTGCTCTTATAGTCGTGCGCCCAGAGGACGACCGGATTCTTCCGGTAGTTCTCAAGCCGTACGCCCCTTGAATCCAGGACGTCGCCCATCCTGTCTTTCGCCTTCGAGCTTATCGTCACCACCAGCGTTTTTTCATCAATATCGATGTCTCGCGTCTCATAATCCATCGTTGCAAAATAACGAGCATCCGGGCCCTTCTCAAATCCCTTTTGCGTTACAATCCACTCCTCAAAACTCGGGTAATTCTTTTTCATAATTCCTTCTCCATAATTCCATTCAAAAATAAATTATTCAAGGTCTTCTCCGCGACCTTTCCGGCCGAACTGCATCGGCAATTACATATCTGCGCTGCCGAACCGCCCGGGTCGCCCGGATACATTAAACTGTCTCCGCCTACATCGAAAGGTTCATTATTCTTTCGAATTTGTTCATCGGCCTTGAGATGGTCGTCCCGCGTCATATCATCAAGCGTTGTAATCCACTCCTTCTCTGCAATTCCCTCCTGCGTCCTCAATTCCTGCGAACCTTCGCCGAATGCCCCGGCCGTCTCAGTCTTCGCTATCGTCAATGCCCGGCCCTTATACGTCTGCTCAAACAGGTCGTCGATTCTATCGGCGAGAGCAGATACCGACTCGCCTTTAGCGATGCCCTCGGCAAGCCGCGAATGAATCTGCTTCTGCGTGAATGCGTTCGGGGCCTTGTCTGAAATCCAGTAGTCAACGCCCTTTTCCTTTGCAAGCCAGCCCGCCCCGAGTTTGCTGTATGTGTCCTCGCTGAATGATACGCCGAGCAGTTTCGCCTCTCGCTCGGCAGCCGCAACATAGGACTCAAGAAGCGGCTTATCCGCCATAATCTTCATCCGCTCCGCCTCATCCTTGACGTTGAATATCTTCTTCAGCAAGGCGTCGATTTCCGCATCGGACGCCTTCCGTAGGGCGCTTTGCTTTGCGCCCTTCGGCATAGCCGCCTTCAGTTTCCTGATAATCCGTGCGCCTTGCTCCTTGAAGAAAACCTGCAAATCCTCCAGCAATTCCCTCGCCTTCGGGTCAAAACATTTGCAGTAATCCTCGTCAAGAAGTCTGCGAACATCCTTTGAGTACGGTATTGACTTGCCGGTGGCGCTCTTCATCCTGCCCTCCTCGGTCGGCGCAGAACCGCCTCCCCCAAGCGGCGTGAGATTGATAGGCACCAGCGGCTTCTCTCCGCCCTCGACCGGCTCCATCCCGATATCCGCCCGTATATCATTCGGGCCGAGCGCGTGTGCATCTGCATATATCTTGTGAATTTCTGCACGCTCCCTGTCGTCCGTCGGTATAGGATTGTCAAATTTACAGTATAAATTATCATCATAGCGCGGGAGCAGGTCCTGATTAAGCTGTGCCTGAATAAGCAGCAGTTTCGGCAATATGCAGAACTGCGCGAATATGCGAATCATCGCATCAGCCGCAGCTCGATTGACATCCTCGCTTAATCCCGCTATCGCCGCCGGTACCTTGAAAATGCCGAGTATCTCATCGCGGCTCATCTTTGACGAGCGTATAAAGTCCATCTCTCGCGGGTTTATCGTAAACGGCTTTATATCCTTAAAAGCCGATGTAAGTATTATCATCCTGCCGGAGTTATCCGTTCCGCCATAACGATTGTTCACCTTCGCCTCTATTATGCGCGCCTGATCCTCGGTTAATCCGGTCTTCCCCGGGTCCGGCTTCTCAGGGATTGCAACCGTGCCGGGAAATATCCCGCGCTTGAAAGCATTCCACTGCGAGCTTTTCAGCGCCTCGTGAGTATCGACCCCATCGGCCGCGGCCTGCAACGGCCCCTTGCCGTAATAGAGACTCTCGGGGTCCGGATACTTCAGATGAATGATTTCTTCGGGTTCAAATCGAATCTTGTTTTGCCCGACTGTGTATTCATAACCTGCGATGAAGTTTTCGCTCGATGGTATAACCCTCATATTCTGCGTCTGCAAAATCCATATCTCGCCGGGAATGCCCAGGCCGCTTGAGGGCAAATACCAATACGCATCTCCGGTTAATTCAAGAAATGTCATTGTGGACGCCCACAGGGAAAAGTGAGTATCGAATTTATTCACCATCTTCATCAAATCAAGAAACGGGTGCTGCGTCACATCCTCCGGCTTCCCGTCCTTCTGGGCATACAGTTTGAGCGGAATCGCCGCGACATACGCAGAGATGGCGCTTACGGCTGAATATACCCAGTGCTTATAATGCCTCACCTGCTCTTTGGGATTGTCGCGCCACGCTGCGGGCCGACCCGACTCATAGGACGGCACGGCGGCGCCGAAGAACTGGTGCGCCCGCTTATTCTCTGCGCCCCTTACTAATACCCGCATTGCAAGTCTTATGTTATCTAATAATTTCA